GACAAGTCTCTTCGGCGCGAGATCACCAAAGATTACAAAAGGATTACAGCTGGCCTTGTTTCGGACATTGAATCCGCCATCCCTTTAAATTACCCTTTGTCCGGGTGGCAAAGACGCTGGACTTTGCGCGGGTCCTATGAAGTCTTCCCTTGGCCTACCGAACACAAAGTCAAAGCGTACATAAACACAAAACCGCCGAAAGCCTTTCGAGCAAATACAGTCAATCTGACAACCTTTGCGATCAAGTGGATCGGAGCGGCTGGATCATTCTTTGATTTTTCAACAAGTAACGCTATGGGAGCCGCACTAACAGCCAAATACGGAGACGCTTCAAGAGTAGTATGGCGTCAGTATGAAGCGCACAAAGACGATCTCAATAGTGCTATGGAAGATCTAGTGGATCGCGTCGGCAAAGCAGTCGGACAGAACTTAAAGGCGCAATAAGTTATGGCTGTAATCCTTCCAATAATTTCAGAATTTGACGCAAAAGGAACTTCGCGCGCAGTCAAGGAATTTCAAAAACTTGAGGGCGCGTCCGCAAAGGCGTCGTTTGCCATGAAGAAAGCCGCGCTCCCAGCCGCAGCCGCAATCGCAGGAATTGGAATTGCTTTAGTTGGTGCTACCAAGGCCGCAATGGAAGACCAAGCCGAACAGGTACAGCTTGCGCTCGCGCTCCAGAATGTCACTGGAGCTACTGACGCACAAGTCAAAGCGACTGAAGACATGATCTCAAAGATGAGTCTTGCGTCAGGGGTCGCAGACTCCGAACTTCGCCCGGCATTCGCAGCTCTTCTTCGAGGCACAAAAGACATCACCACGGCAAATGACGCTCTTGCACTTGCACAAGACATCTCCGCGGGATCAGGTAAAGACCTCGCGACCGTCTCCGATGCTCTTGCCAAGGCTTACGGCGGAAACATGAAAGGACTTGCAGCACTAAGTCCAGAGATTAAAGCAATGATCAAAGACGGTGCATCCCTTGAAGATGTAATGAATGTCCTTGGCGGATCATTCGGTGGGGCATCCGAAGCAGCCGCCGCCACTGCCGAAGGCGGAATGAAGCGTCTAGGAATTGCATTCGCAGAAACCAAAGAATCAATCGGTGCAGCTCTACTCCCAGCCCTTGAAGCAATACTTCCAAGCCTTATTAAGTTTGGCGAATGGGCACAAGAAAACACCAAAATATTACTTCTAGTTGCAGGCGGAATTGCTGCAATCTCCGCAGCGATCTTGATCTTTAATACAGCGGTCGGACTTGCCACTGCTATCAACACGCTCTTCGCATTAAGTCTTACCGCCGCCCAGCTTGCGATGGTCGGCTTTATTACTCTTGGCATCGCTGTAGTAATTATTGCATTAGTCGCGCTCTATAAAAAGTTTGACCTTGTCCAAAAGATCGTGGACGCAGTATTTGACGGTATGGTCACAGGCGGAAAAGCAGTCTTTGATGGACTTACCACATACTTCAAAGCAATTTTTAACATTTACAAAACACTCTTTAACGGCATTGCAAAACTTTGGAACAGCACAGTCGGCGGACTTGAGTTTGAGATTCCTTCTTGGGTGCCAATTATCGGTGGGAAAGGCTTCTCCGTTCCAAGTATTCCTATGCTTGCCGACGGTGGAATCGTGACAGGGCCAACGCTTGCAATGATCGGCGAGCGCGGCCCTGAAGCGGTTATCCCACTATCCGGACGCAATTCTGGGATGGGCGGAAACTACACCATTAACATCACGGGCGGACTTTCATCAAGTGCCGACATTGGCAAAGCAGTCGTAAACGCGATCCGCCAGTTCAATCTTACGAACGGCCCTGCGAACATTCAGGTCGCCTAATGGCGGTTACAGTCCCGAACGCGGGAGTGATCCTTGTCGAATTAGACACAGGCGCGCTTTTGGATGCTTTTGAGCTGGACGACGCAGTGCGCGGGGTATTAGACAATCCTGATTATGTGCTGGACGGGACTACAGAGTTCGCAGACATTACGACCTATGTGCAAAGTCTGTCAATTAGGCGCGGTAGGGCACGAACAACTGATCAAGCAAATCAGTCTGGAACACTGACTTTCACAATGCAAGAAGACGCCGCGCAAGAACTCAACCCGCTAAACCCTCTGTCAATTTATTACAACGAAACCGCCGAAATGCCCGGGCTTGCACCATTACGACAAGTCAGAGTGTCTAGGGATGGCGAATACCTCATTAAAACCTATGTCACGAACTACGACTACTCCTACAATCTGGGAGCCTTAGACACAGTAAGCGTCGCCTCTGCGGATGCCACATATCTTCTAGCGCGCACAGCTCTTGCCGAACAAACACCATCCCTACAGACCTCTAGTGCTCGAGTGTCCGCGGTGCTTGCATTCCCAGAGGTCAATTACACCGGGACGACAGACATTACGGCCTCCCCAGTTGCCACGCTGGGCGCCTACCAAATATCCAATGCAACCCCAGTGATGGACTACTTAGCACAAATATCTAACGCCGAGCAGGGACGAATCTTCATCTCCCGCGAAGGCGTCTTGACATTCCAAGAAAGAATTTCTGCATCATTCTCAAACCCTTCCATATTGTTCGGCGACGCAACAGATACCCCTTACAACGCGCTTACTATTGAATACGATGCGTCGGATGTAGTAAACCGAGCGTCAATTACCATTCAAGGCGGAACTACACAAGTCGCCACTGACGCCGCATCTCAAACCGCCTATTTTATTCAATCCGTAGAACAGACCGGAAGCCTTCTGTCTACTGACGCTCAAGCTCTCACATTGGCAGACTATTTACTTGTTGCAGATCCTTCTCCCAGATACACATCGGTCGGAGTATGGTTCGGATCCTTATCAGAGCCCCAAAGAGACGCCCTTGCGACTGCCGAGATCGGCGACCTTATCGAGATCACCAAGACAGAGTCCTTCGGCGCAGTCACTCAAGAGCTTTACATTGAAGGAATCGAGCATTCCATTACTTTTGATTACGGAATGACCAGCAAATTCTTTACTTCACCAACAACCCTTGTCTACGAGTTTATTTTAGACGACGCAATTTACGGTGTTTTAGATATCGCAGACCCACAGCCCGCATTAAGTTAGGATAAAAATATGGCATTAAATACTAATTTTACCGTTGGACAGATTTTGACTGCACAACAGCAAAACAATTTTCCGCGCGGCTTAGTTAGCGCTACAAGCGTTACTAGTTCTTCAGGTACTTTTAGCGTTGAAACTTTGCGCGTGACTTCCCCTTCATTTACGGCTGTAGCAAACCGAAAATATCGTATTACCTATGTTGAACCAGTTTTGCAGTTTGTGTCTGGCACCGTAAATAATGTTGGCATGATTATTAGAATTACTAGCATTGCTGGGGCGATACAAACTTTTAGTGAAATAAAAATTCAATCATCAAACAATAACGCTGGCATCTGCACAATTGTTAAAGAATTAACCGCAGGTGCAACAGTTATGGTAGGAACTCTTATTGCAAACGGTGGCGGCTCCGCTAACGCTTTTAGTTCCGCTACCGCAGTAACGCAGTTAATCATTGAGGATTTAGGGGTGGCATGACCTCTACTCATGAAAAGTCGCCTATTTTTAACTAGCGTTATGTTTGCACTTGTTTTGACCGGGTGCGAAACAACAAGACAAAACGCGCCACTAAAAGTACGAAACAGCATTCTGACTCGATGCTCAACTATTGCACAATGCGAAAGGGTAACTAATGACTAAAAATAAAGCAGAAATAGAAACCCTGCACGCGCGCATGATCGTTTTTGTAGGTTGCACTATTGCAGTCACATTCGCGATCACCGTCATCGGCTTTGTCTACGGACTTCTCTTTGTAACCCAGCCCTTAGAGCAATCACCGAATGACGCGCAATTCATAGATCTATTGTCCACACTGACAGTCTTTATGACCGGCACACTCTCTGGACTTGTCGCCGCTAACGGCCTAAAACGAAAGCCTTCTGATGCCAGTGCTACCAGCGCTCCCTAACATCCCTAACTCCAGACCGTACACAGGGAACTCTGACGGAGCCGCAGCTGGCCCTCGAGCAGGAATGGACGAATGGATTCGACAAGCGATCAAATACAGCAACGGAGCCTTCTTCAATAATGGCTCTTGGGGCTTGCGCGACAAAAAAGGATCACCCGGCTCACTTTCAGTTCACGCCTGCGGAAGAGCATGGGACGCTTCTTACCGAAAAACCGATCAACATCCTACCGCTAATCGCAAAGGCGCAGTCGCCTTTCTAAACATTGTTATCGCCAACGCCAACGCGCTCGGCGTCGAATGCGTACTTGATTACTTTCCACAAAAATTCGGACGCGGCTACAGATGCGATCGACAAGCATGGAAGTCGTACAGCAAGCCCGAAATCGGAGGTGCACCCGGCGGAGACTGGCACCATTACGAGATCTCGCCTGCTATGGCAGACTCTCCAGCCCTTGTAAAACAAGCCTTTCAGAGAGTGTTCGGCGAAATCCCCCAATAGCGAATACCGATCGCCTATGGTCGAAGTACCGACGATAGGAATGAAATTATGACCGAACCGAAAGTCTTCATCTACGAAATAGGTCGGTGCAATTTAGACAACGGACAAGAAATCCTTGTCCAGATCTTTCGCCACGAAGACACACACAAAATCATCCGCGCACAGATCG